CCATCACGTCCACCGCCAGCGCCTCCGCCTTGGGAAGCGGGCCACCAGTGCGGACGCTTCTCCTTCATATCGGTCAGCCAGACGTCAGGAGTGATACCCTCGTCAACACCACGAACACCCGCCTTGGTCACGATTTCGCCATCGTCGGCGATTTCGAAGATGTTGGAACCGATGAACAGGATGTCATCCATGGCACTGTCAATCACCTTTTCACCCGTCGCCAAGTCCCGCAGCTTGCTTTCGACAGTACCGCGGTTAATGGTGCCTTTCAGCTCGCCGTTTTCGGTGGTCAGGGTTTCATTGGCGGACTTCAGCTGATCGCGCTCACGTTCGATGGGCTTCAGGCGACGATTGATGCGAGCCTCAACCAGCTCATCAATTTTCGCATCGTCCACCTTGCCGCCCTCGCCGGCGTCCAGGCGCGCTTTCATGTCGTCATAGTCATCCAGCTTTTCAACCAGTTCATCAACGTCCACGTCGGCACCGCCCAGCTTCGCCAGCTTGTCCTTGGTGTCCTTGTGGGCCGCACGTTCTTCACGGAGGGACTTCTGCAGTTTGTCCGTATCTTCCGTGGTTTTCATGCCTTTGATGCCAGTCAGCACCCATTTGTCGCCCTTCTCAGTATAGAGGTCGGCGTAGCCCTCAGGAATGTCATCCTTCGAGTTGTAGAAAAGTTCAAGCATTAGTTTACTCCTCTTAGCTTGAAGCGCCATGCGCTTTGGCCCACATGGACCGATTTACTGAAATGGAACATCCATCCTAGCAGCTTCAAAGACCTGGCTTTCACGTCGCGCCAGGGTCTCCAAATTTATACCGCGCCAATTTGGCTCACGGAAGTTTTGTAGGTCGAGTGTCCCCGCTCTGAAGGCTGCTGCCTGGCGTGGCCCGAGGACTTCATCTTGGTCACGCGAGGATAGACGATTGAGCCATTCTCGATAACGGGGTATCCGATTGGGTCCGTCGCCGACCAGCGGTACACGGGTCGAACGACAGTACCAGTGGATAGGAGGCCGAGGTCCATCGCCTGTTCCAAAAACCTGTCCATGTAATCCTTGGCATTGCTTAGTTGTTCGGGAGTCGAGGATGGCAACATAAATCTCCTTATGGGCAAACGGGTTTTCGAAGGCGATTTGAACACGGGCATAATCCGCAAAAGCGTCCGTCGCCGTTCTCACTAGCGTGTCCAGCTCACGACGGGTCGTCGCTGTTAAGCCGTCACGTCCACCATAGCTCTTATGGCCAATAAGCCGAGCACGCAAAGCCTGCTCATTGTCACCGAGACGAGCACCGAGCGACAGACCCTCGTTCAATCGATGAGTATCGTTGGCAAATATGCGTTGACGCCATTCACCAAGGTCCTTACCCATGACCTCAGTCGAACCGGTTATGGACGACGGAATATTGATTGAACGCCCTGCAGCGCGAAGAAGTGCAGAGTAGAATTGGCGTTCATAATCCTTGATTTGATCGAGACTGGTTTGGAGGCTTGTGAAAGACGACAGAAAGGCTTCACGTCTTAGGGCAAATACCTGCTGGCGGTATTGTTCAAGTCGCCCCTTGGCAATCAAGTCATCAACTCTCAAGCCGCCCACTGATCCCATGAAAATAGCCAGGGCTGCTGCGGCTTCGCCTACCTCAGCTTCGGATTTATCCAGCTCACGCTGCGCTTCCTCCTGAAAGGAGATTGAGAGCTGCATGAGCCGGACCTGGTGCATGATGCTCCAGTCCAATATGGTGTCAAATGTTTCCATAGGGGTTAGTTATCCGTGCTGTCGCTCGGGCCTGGAGTATTACGCTTTGTTCCCTGACGCGGGTCTTCGGGTTTGCCGCGTCCCTCTTCACCTCCATCGTCCTTTGTCGGATCGAGGACAGTTCCCAATGTGAGCTCACGCTCTCCTTCGATTTCTTGCATTTCCTCCTCGAAGGTCTTGTCGGTCAATTCCTTGCGACGGAAGTTGCGATGAATGGTTTTGAGTGACAACGGCGCACCCATTGCCTTCGCCTGCATATACTCCAAAATGTCCTGGCCAGTGAAGGCGTCATCAGTAAAGTCGAGATTGGGCTCAACCACAACCTCGTCGGGATTGGCGCCAACGAATTCCGCGATCTGCTTCAGGGAACGTTCGAGGCCCTCAGCGCCGGTGATTGCCAGCGTTCGAAGTGTGGTGGTTCGGGCTGCAACACGAATACGCAGGGCGTCACCTGATTGACGGGCGGTATCACCAAAGTCCAATAGACGTGCGCCTCGCTCAGCGGCCTGTTCCTTGTCGGCTTTGAGGGCTTCCCGTTGTTCCTGCAGCCCTTCCGACGAAACGCCAATATACTTCGCGTCACCACCGAGGGGAACCTCGATGCGAGCACCAGAGCCCACCTTGAGAGTATCATTATCATCGTCCTGCATAAAGGCGCCAATGATAACCAGGGTGTCCTGCCCTTGCATGAACAGCGTTTGACGGTAATCAGCTTCGCCGCGATAGATTGCCAAGGTCAGATTGGACAGACCGATAAGCACGGGTGCCTCAGGATCACTTTCCAAATCGCCGGCGTTGATGAACGTGAACGGAATGTAGGAAAGGCCACGACCGGCAATCGTGGGCTGAATTGCTGTGGAACCAGCGAGCGACCCGTCTTTGCCACGAACCGGAATGGCCCAGAACTTGTCGGCATCACCGCCAGAGTCCTCACCAAGCAACTCCACCATGTCTGATCCAGGAGCCAGCAAGACACGAAACTTGTCCTGTTCTTCCCATTGGAACCCACTGCGCTCACTCTCAGTTTCCTCAAGCACCAAGAAATCCAAGTCTGATTTGTTGTCCTCGCGACGTCCCATGTCCCAGTTGATGATGTTCGGGGCTTCATAAGTAGCAATGTAGGGAAGTGCAGTCGGACCTTCTCCACTGCGCACGTCGACTAGGAGACCGAAGCGAGAGTGAAGAAGCTGGTGAAAGTTGATGTCCCGCAGCAGGGCCTTGATTGAGTGACCCTCAGCGGTAATCTTGGCACGGAGCGGTTCGAGCTGGGCCGGAAGTTTGATCTGAGCGGGCTTGCGGTTCATGATGTCCACCATCATATTGATGGCATCTTTCACGAAGTCATGGTAAACAGCACGGGTCTTGTACGCCTGATAGGCCTTGTAACCCGTCTGGTTTTCATTGTTCATGCCATCAGCGATCATGTTGGCAGTCGCCGGCAGGTAGGTCGTCCCCGCGTCTTTGACGACCCGTTCGCCATCAAAGGTATCGCTCATCTGCTGCCAGTCCTCGACAAACAGATCATACTTGGGGTGTTTTTCATCGACTGACATTCAGAGGGTTCCCTTAGTGATGACCGCTAGTGCTTCCGGACCTGATCTTACGCGGCTTGAAGCGAACACGATACCTGCATTCGTCACCGATGTGATCTTCAGCGTTGGTATCCACATCATCCATATCGTCTTCATCGCGAGGCAAGGCTGGTACGGTTCGCATGAACTGTTCACAGGTATTGAAAACGAACAGGCCTGCTTTCTCTCGAAGCCCCGGTTCAGGCGGATCACGCTTCTCAGGGGGAATAGCCGCCTTCATCATAGAACGCATCTGTTCCCAGCCCTGTTTACGCGAGCCTGGTGACTTGTCCGAGTATTCCCATGAAACACCCTGGTACAGCTGACCCTCAATGCGCACTGGTTGAGCCATATCAGTGGCCTTTGACTTGGCGCTTGGGTCATCTTTCTTCCGGCCCATCTCATCGTCAAAGATGGCATTATCAGCGGGTCCCGGTTTCACACGACACCAACGCCTGTTGTTCTTATTGCGCCAGCCCATCTCAAGCTCGAACTCGATGATGCCCTTAGCAATTTCCCAGGCTAGCAGACGGGAGCCCTCATTTGGCTTTCCGGTCCAGCCATACCACTCAGCAATTCGGAATATATCCCCTCGAACAGACGAGCGACGATGGCCGAAGGCGTCAGTGTAATCTGACCCGTCGCTTTCAGCCCACCAACCAACAGAGAACGGTGCGTTGGAGCCCCAGTCGAATGAACGATCAATGCGCCAACTCGGTGGGATTTCGAAGGGCTCCAGAACAATGTAGTCTTTGCCCATATGCCAAATGTCATCGAACATACCACCAGCGACGATGTCCCAAGAACCATCGAGCCACGCTGCCAGTTCAGCCGGGTTACGGGCGGCAGTGCGGATATTCCGCTTGTAGTCGGGATCAGCAGTGAGGAGGACTTTGTTCTCGTCCAAGTATCCATGAATTGCAACGCGAGGTGCTTCGAGTTCTCCCTGGTCGTCTCGGCTGTCTGTGATGATTGGGCCGATGATTTTTCCCTTTGCGACGGGAAGGCGATAACGAGCTTTGACCCAGTTGTGGCCCACTCCATAGGGGTTAGTCGTGGCTCGGACCTTTCGAGGCATTCCCACTTTAGTTGATCGAAGACAGGAGAACATGGATTTGAAGCACTTATCGTCAGGCCATGTGGTAAGTTCTTCCCATCCAATGAACGGGTAGGCATGGCCGTGATACTTCCAGTAATCAGCGGGTTTAGCGAATTGTCGGAAATAGAGCTTCTCACCAGTGGGCCATTCCCAAAATGACTTGGTCTCATTGTAGCGGGCATTGGGCCAAATCCTCGGTATCCATTTACGGGACTTCTCAATGATGTCTTGCAGGTCAGGGTAGCTTTTGCGGAAGATGATACCGCGCCATTCTTCGCCCCATCCCTTACCAACGTCCTGACAGAAATCCATAATCAGGGCGTCTGTTTTCCCCGGACCGCGTGTCCCTTCGTATAGGACTTCAGTCAGAGGGCAACTGAGAAATGCCTCCTGTGATCCGGGCTGAGGCGCCCAGACAACGGGCTCCTGTCGCCCGTTGGGTTTGATAACGAATGCCGTGAGCCCGTCTTCAGTCTTACGCCATTCAATGCGCTGAGACCCGGGTTGGAATTCGGCCTGTCCTCCAAATGGTGCGCTCATTTACACCCCACCACCAAAGACACGCGTACACAATAGGTCCGCATGAACTCGGTGCCCATGATCTTTTCCCATTCGTCATAGATTGCAGGAAGGAGGAAATACTTCATGGTTCACCCCTGTTGAATGAGGCGGGTCTTGAGAAGCTCCGTCGCAGCAATCAGTCCCGGTTCCCACTGGCCAACAGGATAGGTGATGCTGGCGCGATCGTCAACCAACTCTGCTGCAACGACCACCGCACGAATTTTTCCCTCGCGTGCCAGCTCCAAGAATGGTTCCAGTTCGCGCAAAGCATAGGCCACCAACTCGTCTTTGGTGGACCCACCAGCACCCGGAACGGGCCGAAAGCTTTCGAGTGCCACGACCTGGCCATCCTTCAGGTCGGTGCGCACCGTAGCGCCGTCGACGGGCTTGTGCGTTCCGGGGGAAGCAGTGTGCTCAGCAGATGTGTCGGGCTTAAACGGGCCATCACCGTCATGCGAGTGGGTCAATGTCACTCTCCTCCAGCGCTCTCAGTTCTTCCTTGGTCAGCCCAGGCTTCACATCGAATTCCTTGCCTCGCGGACCGGATTGCATCAAGGGTGCGCCTTCCGGCGATTTACCCTGCTCCATGTACCACTTCATGAAAGCTGCCTGCTTCGCCTCCAAATCCGGGTCTTGCTCCATGGCCTGTTCAACCATTTTGCGTTCCATCATTGCCCGCACACTGGTGCTGCCCGTGCGCTTCTCAAGACCAGTTTCAGGGTCAACCTCGTCAGGTGGCATCTCCGACGGGTACACCGCAGTCCCGTCGATCGTCTTGCCGTCATCATTGTCCCGGAACCGCGCGGCCCAATCCTCAGCGCTGAGGTTAGCTTGGTCGGACTGGGGAATAGCCAGGACACCGCCAGTGACCTCCGCCTCAATCTTCATGTTCTCGCGGAACTTCTCGGGCCGGCGTGCTTTGAGCAGAACTTCCAGCAACCGGTCACTGTAGCGCCGGATTGTCAACGGAATGGGCTTGCCATTCTCGTCTAGTTCGAGTTCGCCGGTGGTGGCATCTCTAACGAACGCCTGGATACCCTTATGGACAACCGGCTCATTGTACCCCTCCACAGCGCGACGCTGCGCCTCTTGTTCCAGATAGTCATTGCCAATCTCCAGTGCTGCTTCCCAAGCCTCATGGAACTCTGCGACCAACGCATTCCCATCGTCATCCAACCCACCCATGTCGATGGTGTAACCGGGATACCCGTCTTCGCTGCGACGCTTCCAGTAGTACATCAGCCATGGCGTGATGCCACAGCGACGGGCGGTCTCAGACACAT